AAGCGTGGCGCTAGTTGCTATTGTTTTTCATTTTCTATTTGATCAACCCACTGCTCTTCTGCGTCTGTCCAAATATCCTCAAAATCAATAGTAAATGAATATTCGCGTTCTTGGTTCTCATTTAGACGAGAATAATATTTATCGCCGTTTTCGTTTGTATGTGTTTTTACGTTTTCCATGCCCCAACAATAAACGCCCGAATAATAATCTGCAAGCATTAAATTAAGCTATTTTAAAGTTTTCTGCTGCGGCTCAGAATCCACGCCAATCAATCCGGCCATCGCCGCGCAGACAATGTTCATTTTCTCGCAATCTCCATAGTGATCGTTGTCCGGGTCCCGGTTTATAAAATCATAATACACTTCGCCGCTCGGCTTTGTCTTGCTGATTTTTTGCCAGGCATTAATCTGCCGCTCATAAATCGCCCCGGCGTCTTTTGCATACGTCCAGACTGGCTGATCGTTCCGGCCTTTAATCCCGCGAATCAGTGACAGCCTGTTCATTGACTCATGCTTGCTAAACCTAATTTGCGGCACAAGCTTTCGCCCGGCACCGATTGTTCCCTCGCCAACGTCAATGTAATCTGTTTCGGCGTAAATCCTGCGCAAACCGTCGCTGTGCCGAAAGTCTCGCGCCTTGTCTCCACGGAATACTATCCAATAATTTTCTGCTGCCAAGCGCTGCACCTGGATCGAATTGTAATTGCCGTCTAAAAATACGCGCGACATATTAGCGCCCGCCAGTCCGTATTTATCTGCAATGTCACAAATAGCGCCTGAGCTGTAAACTTTTTCCCGCTCTATCAATCGGCTGTGCAACTCGCCCTCGATAATCGACCACGCCCGCACGATCACGTAAAAGTGATCTTTCTGCACGTCCACCGTTGCAAACATTATCGGCTCGGTGCTTTTAGGCTCCCACTTTTCCCCAAGCACATAGTCGCCCCGCGCATGCTCAATCTTTTCCGCGCTGACATAGTTTGACTCATTCCACGGCTGCGCTAATTGCTTGCGCACAAATTCTTCAAGCCCGGACAAGTCGCCCCGGCTTCGCGCTATTGTCGCCCGCTTCCACTTTGTCACAAGCTCCGGCCACGGCGCATGCGCTAACGCGTTGTAATTGTAAAACACACATTGCGGGTCCGGGTTGCTGTTCATTTGAATGTACCGCCCGGTCAAGTTGCGTTCGTGCTGTGCTCCTGTATCCCAATCAATGCGGCCCTCGCAGAGCTGGCATTGATAATAGACTGAATCCCGTAGTGCTACCCAATCAATCTCGCCCTCTGAATTTGTGACTTCATCGCGGCTAGCGTACCGGATGCCACCAGGCGGCACCTTGCCGTCGACTGGCGCTTGCTTCCATATGTAAGGTATCTCTTCCCCGCAGCATGGACATTTAACATGCCAAGTGTGCTGGCTGCTGCGCTGCCATAACTGGTCAAGCTCGCTGCCCTCGGTTTGCCCTGATGAAGGCAGAAACATTTGCCACTGCCAATTAAAAGAGTTTTGCCGGGAATGGATTTGCTCTAGCCATTTTTCTTCGTCCTTGTATGCCCATGACTCATCCGCTGTAATCCGTTCGAGCGTTTTTGAGTTCCGGTTTGCTAGTACGTTAGCAGACAGCAAGCGCACATGACCCAGCGGCGTGCTGGTGTAAAGTTTTGTTTTCCGGTACTTCTGGTCCGGTATCAATTTGAGAATCCGCTCGGTGCTGTCGATCAATGGCGTAAATTTGTCGTCGCTAAATTCTTTAAGCGCGTCACCGGTTAAATCGTAATGCGCCGCGCTTGCTGGCGATACGTGCAGCGAGTACAACTGCAACAGCTGCGCCGTCAGCGTTTTAATGTGCTGCACCGATCCGATCAGGCCGACATAAGCGCCGCGCGATTCTGCTGCCGCCTGGAGCACGTCAGCAAGTAGCGGATGATTCTCGCGCTTAAAATTGCCGTAGTCGAGCTGGATATTTTGCTCGCACCATGCGACCGGATCTTGCCGCTCTGTTTCAGGCAGTGTCATTTGTTTTTGCAAAAACAATCTGCAGAATCGCAAGTGCGGCTTCTTCGTTAATTTTAAGAGACCCTGACTCTCTTCGAGTTATAGTTTCGCGGCTTACTCCTAATCGATTAGCTAAAGATTCCTGAGTCAGCCCTATGTATTTTCTGTGAGCTTTATAACTGCGTGCACTCATTTTAGTCATGTCAATTTTTTCTAAAATTAAACTTAAAAGTAACAACTTTACCGCATTTATTGCAAGACATTGTCCCTTGGCATTCGTTCCAACCTTCTTCAATCTCTTGATAAAAGTTTTCTTCAAAATGGCATTTTGTACATTTTTTAGAAAATATCCATTTACGTAATTGTTTAAGTATTGATAATTTATTCATATTAAAACTTTTTTACAGCCATAAAACCAAGTTTTTCAGCAGGCATTGACCATGTGTAATTACTGCCTTTTTGCTTTGAAACTCTAAGCATTATTTTACCGTGTTGACCTTTATGTGCAGAATTTGCGTGCACCCAAACGGTCATAATTGATTTTTGATCGTGAGTAAAAATTTTTCTTTGTACTTCTTTGTTTTTAATCATGCTCACATGATAAGTGACGTAATATCACAAATGCAAGCACTTTTTTATGTTTTCATTCTGCCTCAAATAATTTAGCAAACATGCGCGATTGGCTCAATCCGTTGAGCTTGCATAGATCGTTAAAGCGTTGAGCTATGTCTGGCTTGACTCGCAGCGTAATTGCAACCTTTGGCTCAGTTAATACCGGGCGGCCCGGTCCTCGTTTCTTTGGGTTTTCTGTATTCATTCTTTGTTTATATTTAAATTAACCAAAACTCGCTTGTAGCCTGTGTTAAATTGACATTCTTTTATGTCATCTTCAGACAAAACACATTTTTTAATGTGATAACCACTTCCTAAATGTTTTCTAGCATCTTTATAATTTATTGCTTTTAGCAAACCATAAAGATGATTGTATTTTTTATGCCTGTAAGCATATCTAATGTATTCGGTTTTTGTCATTTTAAGTATTGTTTGCGCTCAGTCTCAAAACATTCAATCACCCATTCTGGCAAGTTAATGTTTCCCGGCGCGGTTTTTAGTTTTCGTATCGGTTCAAATATCATGAGCGCGGTCAATAGCGGCGCAAGTATTTTGTAAATGTCAGCCGGGCCCTTGTTGCTAAGTCGCTCTGCAATTTGCTTGCCGAATTTGTCGCAGCTAGCGTTTCCGGCCCAGCATATATTTTCCAAAATGCGTTCGACTTCTGCGCGGGCCAACATTTCGCCTTTTTCGATTCCTAGCTTTTTCTCATCCAGCGCAGTGTCCCGGATTTGTTTGTCGATTTTTAAGTACGCATTTAATGCCACTTTTTCGCGTTCTTCGTCGCCTTTATCTTTTGCGTCTTGCAGTTCTGCCAAATACTCGTCGCGCAATTCCTCAACTGATTTTGTGCATCTTGGTATCGTTTTGCGCTTTTGTTTGAAATTTTCATCCCGCCATTTTTTGCAATCCGAAGCATTTGTGGCTTCGTAATTCCTGCGCCAATCGCTGCCGCCTTTGATCCTGTTTTTTACCATCCAAGACCAGAATTCAAAGTCATTGTCAAACGGTGCTTTCATATTGCCCCACCTTACAATCGTTTGCCGCGTTACGCTATATTCAATCGCCATCGCTTCAGCTGTGCGATTTTCGCGCATACCTTTAGATCGGCGCTCCTCATCGTCCAGCGTGCGCTGTTCTGCTGCTGTCAGCGTCTTGCCGTCTTTGACCTTAGCTAATATATTAGCCAAAGCTTTTTTGCGCACTAAATCAAATTTTATATTGTGTGCCATCAAAATGACTCATTAAAACTTTTGTTAGTTTCTGCGTGCGTTGCCTCTTTGCCAGTGAAGTCTTGCCATCGCTTGATTATAACGTCGCAATACTTTGGGTCTAGTTCCATGAGCCGCGCCATGCGGCCATGCTTTTCGCAGGCAATAGCGGTGGTGCCAGACCCGGCAAAGCTATCTAGGACCAGATCGCTGCCCTTAGTATTATTTAGCATCTGGTATTCAAAAAGATCCACGGGCTTCGTTGTGGGATGTAGACCACTGCTTGCGGGCTTATTAAAATCTAAGATGGTTGTCTGTTTTCTGTCCGATGCCCACAGGTGTGCCGCCCCCTCTTTCCAGCCGTACAGGCATGGCTCGTGCTTCCAGTGATAGTCTTGCCTTCCAATAGCCATTACAGACTTGCTCCAAATCAAGCACTGCCTAATCGGCCAGCCCATGTCTTTGGCTGCACCTCGAAAATTGTAACCTTCTAAGTCTGCGTGCCAAATGTAAAAAACCGCTCCCGGCTTCATAACGGCATCGGCGGCTGTG